GTTCAATTTGTAGGCACGGAGTTTGGATATGGCGGCGGTGGCGGATCTAGTTTTGGAAAAACTACTCTAAATTATGTTAACGGTTTTTCTACGCTAGCTTCAAATGCGGGGAGCAGCACCGCGCCGGCTGGCTCTCCTAGTTATAGACCTAGTAGCAATACTGGCAGCGGTTCTACTAGCAATGGATTTCCTGGTGCTGTAGTAATTAGGTACGAACAATAGTAAGTTGCTTATAAATATTAAAAATTGCGCCAATAGAGGAAATATAAATGGCAAGGTTTAATACAAATTTAATTAAAACAAGAGTTAGATTAGAGCCAGGCACAGTTGATGCAGCTGCTCTAGTTGATAACTCGGTAGATTCTGATATCTTGTCAGATAACGCTGTTGATACCGCAGCTATTCAAAATCTGGCTGTTACGACGAATAAAATCGCGGATGATGCTGTAACTGGTGCTAAACTTGCTAATGACATTACGATTGCCAATGATTTGACTGTTTCGAATGATTTGACTGTTTCGAATGATTTTACTGCTTCTGGTATTGCTAAAGCCGGCCTGGTTTCTCTTGCAAACAGCAATGCAGTAACCTATGATCTTTCAACCGGCAATGTGGCTAAATGGAATCGAGATTCATCTCCTGTTGATGCAACTAATACATTGACACTCGACGGTACATCCGGCGGGGCTCTTGATGGGATGGGCTTTACCATCATGGCATTCAATGGTGATGACGACTCAGATCGTTCTATCACTTTTGCTGGTGGTACTGGTATTACTGTACACTATAGTGACTCGGCTACCATTACATGGGGCGGACCAAATAAGCATACGGTTATTTCTGGTATGGTATTTGATTCTGCCAACGTCCTTATTCTTAGTGCAGGTTTGGTAGGTTCGGTCTAATGGCTTTTCCTGGTACTTTTGCTTTAGCTATGCCAGCTGTTATCGGCGGTGGTGCCAATTTTGGCACTATTGATATTGATGGTGTAGTTTATAGCACTAATCAAATTTATACTCGGGAAGGTTATGAATCGCCAAATCCAACTTATACTTCTCAGCTCTCGCCAGTGCTAGGCCAAGGCCATAATAATGCAGATAATATTATAACTGTTACTGAAAAACCAGTTCAAGTAAAAGTACAACTGTGGGGCGGCGCTGGCGGCAACGGTAATTCCCTCAACTCAGGTGAAAACCAAGGCGGCGGCGCTGGTGAATATAGACATGCAACTTTTTTATTACAACCAGGTCAATATACACTTATGCTTGGTAATGGCGGTACCGTGTCATACTATTCGAACAGTTATGGCGGAGGCGGCTATGGAGGAGGCGGCGGTGCTGCCGGGTACAACGGTTCTGCTTATGTAAATGGTACACATGGCACGGCATTTGGCAATGGTGGTCAGAATACTAGTTTTGCAGCAAGCACTCTCGGCTGGGCTGGGGGCGGTGGCGGAATGACCGGTCTATTTGATACACTTACTAAATCTCAAGCAACTTCATTATTGATTGCCGCTGGAGGCGCTGGAGGTAGCAGTTGGTACAATAATAGCTCTTCAGGCCACACTACAAAGCGTGCTCCTGGAGGCGGCGACAATGATGCTAGTTTATATGGCGGAAATGGCGCTGGCCGAGGACAAGGTGGTTGGGGAGGTATTGTCCAGGGAGTTGGCAGCACCATGACCGGCGGTGGCGGTGGCGGTTACATCGGCGGAAAAAGACAAACCAATAACTATTCATTGGGTGGCCAAGGATATACACATGGCGATGCTACTGATACATTTCAAGAAAATGGTGAGAGGGGTAAAGGCAGTGCGTCGCATGGCGCTGCGGCTTTTGCTGAGCCGGGTGGTACAGACCAGCCAAATTATATAGATGGCCGAGGTGATGGTGCAAGTACCTCAACTACCCCGGACACTGGGAATGGCGGTCTGGCTGCAATTACTATATTGGCTGCCCGGCGGAGCTAATTTATTGTTTAACAAAAGACGGTTATAGAGATGTCTTTGTGGTTTAATATAATCCGCCTTAAAGTTAATACGACATGATAAGTATGATAAATAAAATCAAAGAATTCAATATAGAGTAGGAAATATGGTTCGACAAATTATTTCTACAGGTACGACAGCTAACGACGGTACCGGTGATACCCTAAGAGATGCTGGTGTAAAGATTAACGCCAACTTCACTGAGCTGTATACCTTCATGCCAGGAGGTAGTATTCAGTCTATTACTGATAGTTCTACCTCCATGGATTCCAGTACTCTTTATATCTTTAACTTAGCAAGTACTCCTACTATCAATAGTAGCTTTACTCTTGCCAATGGATCTTCCAATGGTGAGATCAAAAGAATTATCAATAAGTCTGATTCTGATGTTAGTCTCTCTATTACAGCAGGTACCGGTGGGTTAGCTTTTCCTATCGGATCTACTGGATTGACTATAAATAACAAGATGTCTTTCGACCTGGTATGGGACGGTACCGAGTGGCATCTGGACAGAGACTCAGACTCAAGAATCACGTTTTTAACTTAATGGATTAAGTAAATGACAGCCATTGCTACAAACTCATTTAAAAAGACCGTCATTGATAGGATTATTGATAATCTAGATGACTCAGGAGGCAATTACTACTTAGCGATTGGTAAGTCTGATCAGTGGAACACTACTGAAACCGTACCTACAACTGTTAATACTCTGGAAGAGGAAAGAAAATTCCGCTCGAGTATGCAGTCAATTAAGAAAATTTCTGATGGTAGCTTTGTAGCAACCAGATATAACTGGTCCTCTGGTACGATTTACAACGCTTTCAGTGATGCTGTAACTTTGACTTCTCTCGGAGCATATTACGTCTATACGGAATCCCAAAGAGTTTATATCTGTCTGGAACAAGGTAAAGACACTTCTGGTAACCCAGTAATCTCTACTATCAATCCTGATACTGTTGGAACAGGAAATATTCCTTCCAGAACTTCTGATGGATATGTTTGGAAGTATCTGTTTACTCTGACAGCCATAAACACCAATAAGTTTCTTTCTGCAAATTTTCTTCCTGTAACAAAAATCACCACAGCTGGAAACTTAATTGAAACAGAACAACTTAACGTCCAGAATGCTGCTGTAAAAGGATCTATCGTAGGATACAGAATTGTTAGTGGTGGTACTGATTATCCGTCTAGTGTTACTGGTACAGTAGTTGGAAATGGATCTGGCGGTGCAGTAACATTGACTGTATCTGGCGGTAGTATCGTAAAAGCAATTATTGCGGATTCTACAGACGGTAATCTTGCTCTTGGAGCTGGATATGATTATGCATCTGTAAGCATTACGGATTCCAATAACGGCGCTGCTACGATTGAACCGGTTGTCTCCATGAATGGCATCGGTGCTGACCCTAGAGATGACATTAACGCCAGATTCTTAATGATGAACTCTCAGCCTGCAGGTGAAGAGGGAGGAGACTTCTTAGTCAGCCAAGACTTTAGGCAGATTGGAATTCTTAAGAATCCTAAAACACATAACGACTCTGACTTTACTGCTGGTACTGGATTAGTACTTAGAAAGTTTGGACTTAATAGCGTAACAGGAACGTTTGGTGCCGATGATTTGATTAGAGGTAATATTTCTAACGCGGCAGCATTTGTTGACAAGTTTGATGCTTCTACTAATACTATTTTCTTCCATCAAAATGCTAGTACTGGATTCAAGCCGTTTACTTCCGGCGAGGTAGTAACCGACTCTGATAATGCTGGAGTCTTTGGTACATTAAATGCATTGGATTCTGATGGTGAAGCAAATCCATTTAGCGGTGAGATCATCTATATTGAAAACAAGAGTCCGGTAACTAGAGACGCTGCTCAAACTGAAGATGTCAAAGTAATATTCCAACTTTAAGGTATAAACATGGCCGAATTTACTAGTAATACGTTTGCAACCACTTATAAGGATGATTTTAAAGACTCCGATAATTATCATCGCGTCTTATTCAATAGTGGTAAAGCTCTGCAAGCTCGTGAACTTACACAGCTTCAAACGATTATTCAAGAAGAACTTAAAAGATTTGGCAGCCATATCTTTAAGGATGGATCACTTGTAATTCCAGGTGGATTATCTCTTGATACTATTGAGTTTGTAAAGTTAAAAGGCACTCCGGCAAATGTCGGAGACTTCTCTGTAGGAGATATTTTAACTGAAGATACTACTGGCATCAAAGCAAGAATTATTAGAATTGAATCTTATGTCAGTGCTTCTGAGCCTGCAACATTTTATATAACCTATATTGATAGTGGAACACAAGTTCCAACATCTGCTCCTGTCAGGTTTACTCCCAATGCCACTATCAGAAATGCTAGTAACGATGCGGTACAGGTACAACAGACTAACACTATTGAGAACCCTGCCGTAGGCGCAGGTACGGCGCTCTCAGTGTCCACCGGTAGCTTTTTTGCCTTAGGGCACTTTGTACAATGCAATCAACAAACGATCCTCGTATCGAAGTACTCAGCCACTCCTACGGTTGATGTGGGTTTTAAAGTCACTGAAGATATTGTTACAGCCTCTGATAATAGTGCACTATATGATAACCAAAACGTTCTTCCGAACGAAACTGCACCAGGCGCTGACAGATACAGAATTCAATTAACTCTGGTAACTGCTGATGATCTTCAAGCAGATGATAACTTTGTCTACTTAAATCGCTTGGTAAACGGTGAGTTTCTGAAAGAGATTGATAGAAGCACTTATAATATCATCGGTGAGGAAACTGCTCTTCGTACGTTTGAAGAGTCCGGTAATTATATCGTAGAAAGCCTTGATTTGGATTATACTGCAGACTCGGCAGGATCAACAACCACGATTGTTGCGGAAGTAGGTCCTGGTGTCGCATACGTTCAAGGATACAGATTCAATCAAGATACAACTCTTCCTATCACAGTCAATAAAGCCAGAGACTTTGAAACGGTAGAGAATGATGTCGTATCTGCTTTCTTTGGCAATTATGTAAACATTGATGGTACAACAGCCAAAGCATTCCCTAATATTAATGTATTAGAGCCGGTTAACTTATACAGCGACTCTTCAATCAGAGGATCTGTTCTGGGTACAGCCAGAGTTCGCCAGGTAGAAGAAAACGGCGCAGACTACAAGTACTACCTGTTTGATATTTCGATGACCGGAAGTAATAAGTTCACTGATACTCAGAGTATCGGTGTTGATTCTACCAACTATGGTAATTTAATCCTTGAAAATAGTGTAGCTGTTCTTAAAGAAGCCGACGAGAATAATCTTTTCTTTCCGCTTTCCAAGATCCGGCCTAAAGCAATCAGTGATATCTCCCTGACCGTACAGAGAAGGTTTACTGCAACCACAGACGGAACAAACGGACAGGCTACTCTGGATGTATCTGCAAACCCAGGTGAAACATTTACTAGCACAGGTCAGTGGATTGCAGCATTTGATTCTGATGGTAGTATTATCACTCCAACCAATGGTATCTCTGGTTCGGGAACAAACTCTGCCACACTGGATTTTGGCTCTGCATATATCAATCAGAACATTGAAGTTTTAGCTTTAGTCAACAAAACTTCGCCTAGTGGATCTAATAATACTGGTAACTTCCGTGCTAAAACCTTAACTGAAACGACAGTTACTGCAGCCATTGACTCAGACGGCAATGGTGTCAAGTTTGTGCCTCTCACAAAAGCAGATATCTATTCTGTATCGAGAGTGAGTACCGTGGATTCTGATGGTACAGATGTTGCTGGATTGTTTACTCTTGATAATGGACAAAGAGATAACTTCTATCAACAAGGTAGAATGATTCTAAACACAGGCGTTGGAACTCCTACTGATAACATCTTTGTGAGATATAAGTATTTTGCTCATGGTGCAGGTGCATTTTTTGCTGCTGCTTCCTATAGCGACCTGGACTTAGAAGACATTCCTAAGTATACTAATAAGTTGGGCGAAACCATTGAGCTACGTAATGTTCTTGATTTTAGACCAAGAAAAGGCGACAATGACGCAGAATACTCTGCTGGTACGGCAATTGTCAATGAACTGCCTATTAATACCGACACTATTCAATTAGATGTTGATTACTATCAGCCTAGAAGAGATATTGTTGTTGTTAACGTTGATAATGAGATTAAGTATATTGAGGGTACCTCGGCGTTTAATCCAGTTCCACCTACAGTTCCAAACGATGCAATGCAGATCTATGCCATCGATTTAGAACCATATACTGATAATGAAGACGATGTTACTTTTGAACCTGTAGGTAATAGACGCTATACTATGGCCGATATTGCCAATCTGGAAGATAGAATCGACCGCATCGAAGAAACGACGACACTCAGCTTGTTAGAAACACAAACTGCAAACATTGAAGTTCTGGATGCAAATGGAAACAATAGATTTAAAAATGGTTTCTTTGCAGACAACTTTAAAAATATTGATTTTATCGATACCGAGACAGGTGAATTCTTTGCATCATTTGATGAAGAACAAGATTTAATTCAACCATTGTTTACAACTAAAAATGTAAACCTTTTTGCCGATTCTGCTGCATCTACTAATATTAAAGTTGCAGGTGAATTGGTAATGTTGAACTACCAAGATTCTGCAGTAATTACTCAACTGGTAGCGTCTGAGACGGAAAACGTTAACCCATACAATATTATTACTCATGTAGGTAGTATCGAGCTTACTCCTTCGGTAGACTTCTTTACCGAAGTCAATGAGGTGCGTGCGGGTAGAATTATAACTGCACAGGTTCAACAACGAAACGTCTTCGGTGCAGCTGC